TAATACATTACAATATAAATGAAAGAAGATTTCCATTTTTCATTTATAGAGAAGTATTTCAAAGAAAACTCACTCGTAGAGCATCATCTATCCTCCGTGAATGATTTTTACGATACCGGTCTGCCTAAAATTTTTATGGACAAGAATCCAATTCGCTATTATGCAGGTTTAAACAAGACTACCAATCAATACAAGTATAATGTCAAACTATATATTGGAGGTAGAAATGCAGACAAAATTTATTACGGGAAACCTGTGATTTTTGATGAGAAAAATGTACATTATATGTTTCCTAACGAAGCTCGTTTACGTAATATGACGTATGGTATTTCTATACATTACGACGTAGATATTGAAGTGACCATTATGGAAGATTCGGGTCCTTTGGTGCTGGAACGAAAAATGCCTTTGCAAGACCACTATTTTCTGGGTATGTTTCCGATTATGTTACAAACCAAATTATGTGTCTTGTCTAATTTACCTGCCGAGACACGATATACCATGGGTGAATGTAAACATGATTATGGAGGATATTTTATCATTGACGGCAAAGAAAAGGTACTCATTCCACAAGAAAATTTCGGAGACAATTTAATTTATACACGACCGGTGAAAGACAATACGCATGATTATTCCGTAGAAATTCGGTCTGTTTCCGAAGATATTTCTAAGCCACGACGCACGTTCGCCATTCGCCGAGTGATGCGAAAAGCAACCAGCAACGAACAACTACTCGTCTTCATTCCAGATGTGCGAATCCCTGTACCTCTTTTTATTTTGATGCGTGCTCTAGGGATTGTCTCTGACAAAGATATTTGTAAAACCATCCTACACGACCTAGATGCAAACGAATCCTATTTGGAAATGTTGCGTCCATCTATTCATGACGCAGGACCTATTTTTAATCAGAAAACTGCCCTTGAATACATTGGTAGTTTTACAAAATATCATTCTATTCAATCCGCTTACAAATGTCTCCTATATCAGTTACTGCCTCATGTAGGGGAAATGAATTTTAAAGCCAAGGCATGTTTCGTAGGACACATGGTGTTTGAATTGTTAAAAGTGATACGAAAAGAAGAACCGCCGACCGACCGAGACAATTACAAGTACAAACGTGTACAATCCTCTGGTGTGCTCATGAAGGAACTTTTTTTGGAATATACCAATGAAATGTATACAGAAGTATACAAAGCAATAGACAAAGAATTTTATTACAATCAAGGAACGTATGTAGACGAGGAGCCTATCGTCGAACAAAAAACCAAATTTATGAACATATTTACAGATGACTATTTCAGACCGCGTTACATTGAAGAAGGATTTCGTAAAGGGTTCAAAGGAAACTGGGGTTCTAAATCACATACCAAACGCGTTGGCGTCATTCAATCGTTGAATCGGTTGACCTACCACAGTTTCTTGAGTCATTTACGCCGCGTAGATTTAGACATTGACGAATCTAATAAATTAGTAGGACCTCACTTACTACACGGTTCCCAATATGGTTTGTTTGACCCGATAGACGTGGGAGGTAGTGTAGGTATTGATAAACAAATGGCCATGCTCTGTGGATTTACAAATCCTATACCCAATCAGGTGATGATGAAATGGTTACGTGAAAACATGCGTGAAGAAGAAATTAAAATTCAATTTTTGGAAGAATGTAGTTACGAAGACATGCATTGGCTGACCAAGGTATTTTTGAATGGGGTATGGGTAGGTATGGTCGCAGACCCCTTGCGGTTCAAACAAATCTTTATTACCTGTAGAAGACTTGGTATGATTCATCCAATGATTGGGTTTGCCTTTGATATGAAATACAAGAAAATATCCATCTCTAGTGACGAAGGACGGCTGGTGAGACCGCTCTTCTATGTGGACGAAGGGAAACTCAGTTATGAAACAATGGCGAATGTAGACAAACGAACCTGGATGCAATGTGTCTATGGGATGAAACAGATGCCGCCTTTTTCTTCTCGTGATGCAATCAAAGAACTAAATCCGAAAGAAGACCGAATCATTTTAGAATACCTGGATAATAGTGAAATAGAGACCTTGTATATTGCATCTACGACGTTTACGCCCGATTGCACACATCAAGAGATACATCCCTCTTCCTTATTCGGCGTCATGGGTACGCAAGTGGTTTTTCCAGAAAACAGTGCGTTAGCTCGTAACGACTATAGTTGTATTCAAGGACGACAGGCAATTTCACTATATCATTCCAACTTTTTCAATCGGATTGATACGACGGGCGTTCTCTTGAATTACGGTCAAAAACCCATCGTCAAAAGCCGTTATACCAAATTTATCAATGGAGAAGAACATCCTTACGGAGAGAATGCGATTGTGGCGATTATGTGTCATACGGGATACAACGTAGAAGATTCTATTCTCATCAACGAATCTGCGGTCAAACGTGGTCTCTTTAACATTACCTATTATAGCATGTATGAGACGTATGAAGAAACAGGCGATTCAAGCAAATTAGAGAAACGAATTGCAAACCCGGTGTTGAAAGGGGCAACCAATCTGAAACCAGGTTATAATTACAACGACCTCTCTGACCAGGGTATTATTCGTGAAAATACCATCATAGAAGATAAAACCGTCATCATTGGAGGCATTAAATATGCAAACGAAACCCCATCCATGGTATCGGATGCAAGTATCTTTTCGGCCAAAGGACAATCTGGAATTGTAGACAAGGTGTACATTTCACAAAATGAAGAAGGGAGACGTATCGTGAAAGTCCGCGTGAGAGAAGAGAGAACACCTAATATCGGGGATAAATTCTCTAGTCGTTGCGGACAGAAAGGTACCATTGGTACTTTGATTCCGGAAGAGAATATGCCCTTTACCAAAGAGGGATTACGACCCGACCTGATTATCAATCCTCACTGCATGCCTAGCCGCATGACCATTAACCAATTGATTGAGTGTTTGTTTTGTAAATTTGCCGTTCAAAATGGATGTTCAATTGATTCTACGCCGTTTGTAAACAATGGTCCCAAACATCAATTGATTGGTGGATTGTTGAAGGCATATGACATGCATTCTTCGGGTAATGAAATATTATACAACGGTATGACGGGAGAACAAATAGAATCGGAAATCTACATGGGTCCTACTTATTATACCCGTCTCAAACACATGACTCAGGATAAAATCAACTATCGGGCGAGAGGTCCACGTGCGGCATTGACAAGGCAAACCAATCATGGACGGTCCAAAGATGGCGGACTGCGTATTGGAGACATGGAACGAGATTCCATCTTGTCTCATGGTATGTCTGCGTTCATGTATGATTCTATGATGACCCGAGGAGATTATTACAAAATGGCGATTTGTAATCATTCAGGGACCATTGCGATTTACAACCGGAATACACAGAATTTTTACAGTCCTGTCGTAGATGGTCCTCTCCGGTTTGAGTCGGTTGATGCACAAACCTTTGTACCCAATCTTATCAGTAAATACGGCAAGAATTTCAGTATTGTAGAAATACCCTATTGTCTCAAATTATTAATGCATGAGCTTACCGCGATGAATGTTCAAATGAGATTGATTACGGCAGATACGATTGATAGTCTAACCACTGCAGGCAAACGGTCTTTGGGTGAGTTCAAGACATGGATTACCAAACCAGTTCCTGAACGCATGATACAAGAATCTATACCGGAGGTTCAGGAACCTGAGACAAACAAAGAACAAGTGGAACAATTGTTAAATCAACCGTTGACCGATGAAGAATACAAAGTATTGTCTGAACCTTTGGAAGAATATGAACCACCTATCACAGAAGATATACCGAATGCAGAAAATCCGAACTTGGGGCCTAGATACGACCCAAAAACAGGTAAGTACAATATTACCATGAGTAGTGACAACGTACGTCAAAATGAATCTCTTGAAAAGAGTACGACAAGATTGCCTACGGTGGATGAAAATCAAGGAAAGAAAAATGTCACCTTTGGGAATGAGGTATCCGTGTCACAGAGTTCGGAAGCAAACTCGGTACCTAATTCGGAAATGACCTCTAACTCCGAGTCATCCTCTGAATCGTCTGGAACGACGGAGTCGTCTGACACATCTGGAACATCTGACACCTCTGAGTCCTCTGACACCTCTGAGTCCTCTGGTTCTTCAAATTCGGAACCAACTACAGAAAAAAAAGTAATCAAGTTGAATTTAAATCCGTAAACCCGTAAACTAACCCCGTAAACTAATTCAGAAGTATTTTAATCCTTTCGTAATGTATATGAAACATTTAAAATACCGTGAAAAGACAAAGACAGATACAAACACAAAGAAACTCAAACCGAAAGCAAAAAGAAAAGGGGGGTCCAATAGAGATTCAAACTACGAATCACCACTAAGTAACCAATACAATAGCGCCGAAGGAACGCAAGAATATCCTTCTCCTCCCAGAGCTCGTTCCAGAGCGCGGTCCAGGTCTCGGTCCAAGGCTGCAAATGCAGAAGTATCTAGAAAAGGCAGGTCGCGTGGCCGGTCGCGGGGAAGGTCACGCGAACGGTCAAGACATATTCACAAAACCAAATCGCCTGTTACCTTTTTACCAGCCGAGATGAGTACGCCCGGACCTAGACCACCGTCTGGTCCTAAACCTCCACCAGGACCACCTCCAAAATTAAGAATCCCTCACTTACCCGCGGTCACCAAGAAATACGACGAAACAGAACCTGAATTTTGGAAACCACTGTTTGGTAAAAACGAGATGACCCAGTTAAAAACGGATTTACAAGCGATGATGAAATCCGATTGTAAACAGCTAAACAAAACCGGAGACTGGAGCATTTGTCAAATGAACAAGACCCTTATTTCCACGTATTTTATTCCAGAAAAGAATGAAAAGAAGATAGGCCGTTTTAAAGAATGGCTTATGGACAGTGATATAGATTTTACTCATTACAATGTATTGTTGTGTGCTGCACTCATGGTATTTGGGGTGATTTCCATGAAAATGAAAGACCAACCGTATGAGTTAATTTTAAAGGGCGGCAAGGCCATACAACTCGTCTTAGCAGACGCCAACTATCCAATGGATTATAAATCCGAGGACATTGATATCTTAGTTAGACCCAAGAAAGAATATCACGTAGAAGACGTGAAGTTTGTGACGTCTCAGGTAGCTTATTTGGTCCAATGGTTCCTAGAAGATAGTCCATTTTTTGTATCTGTCCAAACCCCCGAAGAGTCTAGACTGAATAAATTTATTTATAAATTAAGCTATATCAAAGACCAGAAAGGTTATGATTATGATACAGGTGAAAAAAATGTAAAGATGTTCAATCCATTCTCAGACATTGATTTTAGTGAATTGCCTGTTCGTATGCAACCTTTTTTCAAATATGTACACGAAAAAGAATTCAAGGTACCTGGATTGAAACAAACCCTCTTTTTCAGGTGTCCAGATATCAGTTCCCTTTTGTACGAGAAGCTCTATTATTTTACAAAATATGAATCCTTTATGTTTAACAGAGGGGTCACCGACCCTGAATACGAAGGGACCACTCCTCAGGATTGTAAACATTTCATGGACAAATTCAAACCGGCTATTCTAGCCTTGAATCAAGGGCTGGCGAGAGAAGGTCTAAACTACGGATACCAAGACCCCACCTTTCCTATCCAAACCCGACTTATCCATCTAGGATTTGGTCCAAATCATCCCGGTACGGTCACCCACCGAATACTTGGGCTTCTGCAAATGGTGGATTAAAAAGATGATTAATAAATTGAAATATTAACTCTGGAAAAGAATGTTCTCAAATAGAATTGAGAAATGAGAAATAATAAAACATATAATAATGGATAGTATATTTACATATAAAGATGATATAGAAGGAAAAATTGGAATTGGTAAATTACCAAGTGAATTACATTCTATGTTAGACGACATATCCAAAGAATATTATACTATAATTCCTGATAAAAATGCATCTACGTATCATACATGGTATGATGATATGTCTCCGTCTATAAAATCCAAGGTAGAAAAAATACAAAAAAATGGATTTTGGAACAAATTATGTGACGGTAGTAAATGTATAAAAATAAATGTAAATGAAATGGATGAATTGTATTATTCTAATCCTAAAAATAATATGAATAAAATAAATTTATATGGTGCTTCTGGTAATTATGATATTCATAAAGATTGTTTTTATAATTTTAATGGCATTAAATTTTATAGAGTAATTATTGGATTAACTGACGGAAATGATAATATTATTACTTATTTCAATAATTTTGATGTGAGTCACAAAATAAACATGGGCGATTTTATTGTTTTTGATTTTGATAAAACAACACATCAGGTGATTAAAGAAAAGGAAGAATTAACGCCTAGAATTCTATTAAAAATTCATTTTATCGTTTGTGAAAATTGTAACTATACAAAAGAATATGTTGAAACCATCAAACAATTTTATATTTTTTATGAAATTGTAACAAGATATTTTATGAAAGTGGGTACTGACCCAAAAACATTTTATCAATTTTTTATAGGATTAGGTTGTCAGTTAATGACTCAAAACTGCGTGAAGTATATCCTATTTGCATTAATAGTTGTATTACTTATACTGTTTCAGGTCGTATTAAAAATTAAATTATTATATAAAAATATACCAAAAATTATAAAACTATTATTATTGTATTTATTCGCGAGTTACATTGTAGTCGTATTTTTTTATTGGCTTCGTTATACACTATTTCACATTAAATAACTATTATTTACTATCATAATACTAAATGGCAAAAGATAAAAAATGTTTATAAACAACGAGGCATGTGTTATATTATCTAGAGTCAACATAGAAGGTTCATTACTTAAATAATGAGATACATCGGGTAAAAAATAAAACAAGACAAACAATAAAAGCATAGAAGTAATTGATACTTTTATAGATTTTGTTATATATAATAGTATACCTATTACAGTAGAAATAATTAGAGGTGTCCATAAACTCTGAAGGGTAAATATGAGTAACAATGTGTATATTATTAAACCTAGTATAGAATATGGTTTTGCAGCTAAAAATAAAAATGTCATAAACATGAATCCGCAAAATATATGAAAATATACATTGTACGCGTTTTTGTGACATTGTTCAAACTCGGTCCATTCATTCTTTAGTATTGTAATCATCTATATATACTTGATAGAGAATTTGAATAAAATTGAATACATATAAATATATATCTGTCTAATATAAAATGGAGTCCAAAAGCATCTACCTCAGTAAACTTTACAAGTCTCGTACCAATCTGATTTATTATTTGTCAGAAATGGGATACGATTGTTCCTCCTACGAATACTTCAGCATGGAAGAATTGGATGTCATTCAGAAGAACAATCAACTGGACTTTATGGTGGTCAAGGGCGACGAAAAATGCTTTGTCAAATACATGACAGAAGACGCCAATACGAAGAACCCGGCCAATAGTGTGAAGAAACTGAATATTTCCAACATCATTGATTCCATGTTTACACAAGAAGGCATGTTAACCGAGAAAGATACCTTGGTTCTGATTACCAACGATTATTCCGTGGACAGTATTCACAAGGCACTCAAAAACATATGGGAACTCAAACAAATTTATGTGGTACTCTTTGACTTGAAACAGCTCCAGTTGAACGTACTAAAACATAGGTTGGTACCCAAACATGTAAAATTGTCACCTACTGAAAAAACAGAATTATATCAGAATCTCAATATAGAAGAAGACCGTCAACTTCCTGAAATCAGTAGGTTTGACCCAGTTGCAAAAACTTTATTCTTACGACCGGGTGAAGTTTGTCGTATCACTAGGTATGATAAAATATCTTATACAAATGAATTTTATCGTGTTTGTGTGTCTTAAATATATCTACTTATCTTAATGGATAAAGTAAAGTCAACCCTTAAACCTACATCAAAACCTAGTCCTACGCCTACACCTACTTCTATCCCTTTATGCAAGCCTGTTAAAAAATCCACCAGCAGCTCTGACAGCTATGTAGGTACCCCTATCACCAATCCGGTGGATGTAAATGTTTGGATATATAACAAAGAAAAGGAAACAAAATTGTCCAATTTACCTGTAAATTCTCAAATAAAAGAAAATATATCAAAAGCTCAAGAGTTTAAAGCATCGGGTAAATTTTCCTTTTATTGGGATTATGAAGACATTGCAAACCGAATGATTTTAGACCTTTTATTTAAAAAAGGAAACGTAGCAGAGTCCAGTGCTTTTTCTTCCAAAATGGGTATCACCCAAGAAATATCAAAGATGATACAATTAGAGTCTAAGTACATAAAGGCCAATGAAGGAATGAATACACTGAAACTTTCCATTGATGATGCCTATTACAGTGACTTACAAAAATATGGAAAGCCGACCGCCATAAAAAATAAAACGAAGAATGTAGAGGACAAGAAATCAGTCTCCTCAAAATATGAGGCCGACATTGACAAATACGGAAAAGAACTCATACGTGTCAATACAGAATTGAGCAAAGATAGACTCCTTGAACACCAAAGAGAAGAACTCAGAAAAAAGGCGGAAGCTGACCGTCGAGCCTTGGAAAATAGAAATAAGGTTATCATCAAAGAGACACCTGTAGAGAGTCCAATGGAGATTTACATGAAAAATAAAATAAGAGCAGATACAGCCAACGAACTGAATGAAAGTACAATGTCCACCTATAAGCATGATTTAATTTATTTGTTTTTTAAGATATTGTTGTTCGTCGTGCTAGGGGTTGTGTTTTATTTCTTTATGAAGGACCAAAATCCAAAAGAAATGCTAACCCAAGCCAAGGAAACGACTAAAGTATTGTCCGACACAGTAAGCGATGGTGTAAAAACTATCAAAGAAACGGTCAAAGAAAAAGGAACAGAAATGTTGAAAGAGATAAAGACCAAATCTCCAGATTTAAAGTAAATGATAAATGATAAATGATAAAATAAGGAATAAGGGAATTCAATCATAATTTTATCTATGTAATACTTAATGCTTACGTTCAATACATCCGAACAAACTCAGGATACCATTAGTAAAGTAGCATCAGGAACACCCATTACTGCATCCAATTATTGGACATTTACAGAATCCCCTAAAACATTTAGTTATACACGAACAAGTGCAACGCCTGCATCCAGCTCCAAGTTCACTTTTTATACACATACCTCCGACGGCAGTGTTGGAACGAAACTTCCACCAAATTTTACCATTGGGAACATTGTGTCGTTGAGTGCCAATTTTACGGTAGTGAATACGATTTCAGGCGATACTCAAAACCCTGATAATGTAGTTATTTTTTTCAGCATTTACACCAAACCAAAAAGAGATGGAACCGATAGAGCTTCATGGTACAATTCTCGTATTGCTATTACGCCTCAGATTAATACGGACAATAATGGTCATCGTATTATTTCAGGAGTACCTTATACCATTACTCCTGACCACTTCGGTGCAGCGGGCACTGTCTTGTCCACGTCTTATTCATCCACGGATTTGGTGAATTATATAGTGATGTCTTCCAATTCAATTGAACCCTTAATCAATTGGAAATTTACTTTAGAGAGTGTAGTGGTTGACCATAACATTACCGCTCCTACCGTCATTCAAATCAGTCCTACCTTTGGAACGACCAATACCCTTCTGAATATTAGAGGGTTAAACCTTTCCAATACGGTTGCGGTAAAAATACAAGACCTGAATACTTCGTTTACTCTGAATTCAAGTACCTCCATCAATGCATCTGTCTTTGCTTCCACAGGAAATGCATCGGTCGTATTGACAGACACGAGTGGAAACAATGCAAGTTTTGAAGGCAGTTTTTTTTATAGAAATCCAGCCATCACCACGATAAATCCTTCCGTCGGTACAAAAAATACCCTCGTACATATCACAGGAGAAAACTTATCCAATACATCTTTTGTACAAATCGGAGGCATTAACCTATCCTATCTGCTAAATTCAAGTGTCTCCGTAAGTACACGTGCCCCTAATTTGTCCAACGGGTCTACGACCGTGACTGCGATAGATAATCTTGGGAACCGTGTGTCGTATCCAGGATTCATCTACGCCAATCCACGGGCTATTTCTATGAATAGTTCAGGTGCACCCAAAAGTAACATCGTGATTGAGGGTGAAAATCTCGCCAATACCTCCGTTGTACAATTCAACAATCTTAGTACGACGTTTACGGCTTTTTCTAACTATATCAATGTTTCGGTACCATATGCATTTGGTAATACCTCCGTGAGTGTCACGGACGATGTGGGGAACCGGACTATCGTCCCGGGTAACTTTCTGTACAAAACCCCTGTTCTTACAGGCATGGTACCCGAAACATCCCGGGTTGAAGAAAACGTAACGTTGTACGGTATGAATTTGACAAATACGTCTTATGTGTCGTTTGGAAACGCAAAGTCCACGACGTTCACCGCATCCACCCATTTTATCAACGTATCGGTGCCCATCAATAACGGAAATGTCTCCGTAACGGCGACAGATATTTATGGAAATACAACACCTTACACTAAAAAATTTGTTTACATCAACACGTTTATTTCAAATGTCAGTTCAAGTGTTTCGCCCCCGAAAACCAATGTACGTATCACAGGAGGATTATTATCCAACACCTCTACGGTGTATTTTGGAGATATCTCTACTCCCTTTGTCATTGAATCGGCTTCAAGTATTAATGCATCTGTACCCAGTTCTACAGGCAATGTCTCTATTTCCTTGTATGATTCTTATGATTACTATACCTATTATAGTAAAAACTTTACCTATCAAACGATGGTGATAGACAATGTGAGTCCTTTGAATCAGGTAAAAAATGGTACCATTATAGTGACGGGTCAAGAACTCTTGTTGGCGAACTCCGTCAGGGTGGGGTCAAGCAATGCAAGTTTCAGAACAGTGTCCAATTATCAAATGATTATCACCATCCCTACTCCATCTGGAAATAATAAAATTACACTCACTGACATGTATGGAAATACAGTGACCTCAGTCCAAGATATTATCACAAAATCACCCATGGTTACGGGAAGAGATAAAAACAGTGGTCATATTGGTGAAACGCTAACCTTGTATGGTAACGATTTGTCGTATATCAATTATGTTGCGTTTGGTTCAGAAATGGCTACCAATACCGTAATTACGGACAGCCAAATTACCTGTACCTTACCCTATGGTATAAATACGGTTCCTTTACAATTGACGGACCGTTATATGAACACGACGAACACGTCTAGTTTTACCTATCTTCTAGATGTACCCGAACCTCTCCTTGTATTAGCTTATAGTCCAACCTTTACTATCTTTGTCGGGGACGATATCTACAGTTCAAGTGGTACAAAGGTGACAAAAAACAATGCTCTCTATTATGAAGATACCGTACCTGTATCTGGTATTGCGGTAGAAGGAAACATATTGTACATTTGTGAACCGACGATATACAAAATTGCAAAATACAACATGACCACACAGACCAAATTGTCTATTCAATTGCCCTCTTCTGCTCAACCCAACGTCGTGAAAGTATACAACAAGATAATGTATGTCATCTGTAATGCAGACCCCTCTACCACAAACCCAGACTACCTTTATATCTTTGATTTACTGACCAATAACGTCCAGAGCAAAGCTCTGTTACCTGCCTATACCTTTCAAGGATTCGTAAAAGGACAAACTAAAATTGCGAATACACTGACCGACTGTATCTATTATAGTGCTGTCACAAGAAACAATCCTAACCAAGGCCGTATTTGTCTTGCCGATATGACGGGTACGATTACGAATGAACAATTCATGACGGGGATTTCTAATCCGTTAGATTTGCTATATGTCAATGGAAATTTGTACATTGATGGAAGTACGGTCATTCTGGTGAACACAGATTCTCCTTCTAGTGCGTTGGCTTCTTATCAAAGCAATGCAAGCAGCCAATACAATACAGTGTACTATGGGACAAACGCCTCTGGAAACAACGTCATTTATATGATAAATACGACCACCGGTATCGTGGAAACCATATCGGCGCCCTCGGTCCTTACTCCTTCTATTGCAGCCAAAACGATAAGTCCTACCGCAGGAGGACGTGATACCCGAGTGGAGATTACGGGTCAAAACTTTTTAGCGTCCGATTATACTCCTCAAATCAAGGGTGTACTCTTTCAGTCCGTGGCTGCAACCAATTTTACGATTGTCTCCACCAATCTCTTGTATTGTGATGCCCCGGCTGGTATAGGATATGCCGCCATACAACTCGTAGACCTTTCGGACAATCCCCTAGACACCTCCTTGAGTTTTCTCTATCAAACACCTGTCATTCAAGATGCCTATCCTAGAGAAAGCGTGGCTGGCGACAATCTATATATCTATGGAAAAAACATGAATTTGGTCACGGCTGCACTCATTGGTACGCTTTCCGCAAATTTTGAGATATTGCGAAACGACTACCTACGTGTTCAAATTCCAAATGGGTCCGGGACTACTCTAGAGATTGCCTTGATTGATACGTTCAACAATCGCATTTCAAATCCTGACTTGACGTTTAGTTATTTTGTCTTTAATTCAACGATTTGTTTTCCAGCAGGAACACTGGTTCAAACAGACCAAGGAGATGTCGCCATACAATTACTTGTTCCAGGACAGCATACCCTACATGGAAAAGATATTTTGGCGATTACCGATACCTACAGCATGGATCCAGAGCTTGTTTGTATAGAAAAAGATGCTTTCAAAAAAAATTGTCCTCGTTCTCAAACCTATATCAGTCCTCGTCATAAAATCTACAACAAAGGGAAAATGAAATGTGCTTATAGATTCGTTGGACAAAAGGGGGTCTCTTTGGTTCCCTATCAAAAAGAGAAACTCTACAATGTCTTGTTAGAGGAGTACGGAACAATGAATGTACAAGGAATGATTTGTGAAACCTTACATCCAACCAATCCAGTAGCTAAATTTTACATGGAACGAGAAAAGCTCCGAGAAGAAATCACTTGTCTCATTCATACAACTCAATCCGAAAATTGACGACGTTTTGATTTGAGAAGAAAAGGCATAAACCATGTTGGCTACAAAGAATTCGCACCCCCGTGACCAAAACATTTCCTTTCAAGAAAATGGACATATCTATACGATTTGTGGAGACAAATACTATAAATCGTGTACGACATGGATAAAATCTTTCTTTGAAAAATTCAACGCAGACGCTATCATTGACAAGATGATGGCGTCTACAGATTGGCCAAATAGTAAGTATTTTGGAATGACCAAAGAAGAAATCCAAACTACCTGGACCGAAAACGGTAAAAAGGCAGCGGAATTTGGAACAGGTATGCACAAACACATTGAAGAGTTTTACAACGGACAAGAGCTTCCGAATACAGACGAAGTGGAACTGCAATTCTTTGCCCAATTTTACCTGGACCATGCTCACATGACACCCTTTCGTACTGAGATGATGATTTACGACGAAGACCTTCGTATTTGTGGGTCGGTAGATATGCTGTTTCTAAACGAGGATGGTACCCACAGTATTTACGATTGGAAATTCTCCAAGGAAATTCAAACGTATAGCTACGGAAAAAAAGCACTGAAACCCATCCAATACTTGAACGATTGTAATACGGTACATTACTCGCTCCAACTGAATTTGTATCGAGAGATACTGGAGCGAAAGTACGGTTTCACGATACGAGACATGAACCTGGTGTTTATGCATCGTGATTTAGGGGATACCTATATCAAATTTCCGGTGTCAAGAATGGAGATGTCCCCTCTCTTGGAATTCCGATTGAAACAAATGGATAAAAAATAAGGATAAAAATAAAAAGGAATACACTATATGCGTCTGTTAGAATGGCTTTGTTTTTTTCTAGGAAAAGTAGACCATGAACCTGAGCCAGACATAGGTTATTTCTTTTTTGACGAAGATACAGGTGAAATTCATAGTATATAAAGAACAAACGGTGTAAAAAAAGAAAGCTGAAAATGAATGATCATAT